AGGAATTTTATACCGGTTGATATATTTATTGATAAATTCAATCATACATCCTGTTTTACCGGTTTGGGTTCTTGCAATAATAAGTTGAATGATCTTTTGTTTATTAGAGAATGTGTCGCATATTTTTATTGCAGTGTCTTTTTGATTATCAAAAACTTTTTGAATCTTAAGTTTAATTTTATAAGTACAATTCCAGCTTTCAACCAGTAAATCAATTGTTTCTTCATCGGGATTATTAATTGGTTCAGATGTCTCTTTTGGATATTTAATGGTTTGTCTCTCAGTAAACCTAACTGGGTGATCTTTGTGAACACTTAAAGATGTAGAAACACTATCATTATCGTCAGTTTCTTCAACATTATTTTCATTTTCATTTTTATTTTCATTTTCATTTTCATTTTCATTTTGCTGTAAAGATGTATCCATAGTAACATCGGAAATTACAGAATTATTTTCATTACAAGTTTCTGATGTAGAAATAGAATCATCATTTTCAATATTTTGTAACAATTTTGTTAATGTTTTTTGATTTTTATAATTTTTAATACCAGTTCGTAATTGTTTCTTCTCCCTTTCAATAATTTTAAAAGCCTTTTTTTTACTTGCTCCAGCTGGAACGGGAACTGTCCATTCTACTTCAATCACCTGTTTCTTTGGTGTATATGCTTTTTTTGGTCTCATTTTTGGGACAATATCAAAAGACTCATTGGGTTCGGATAATTGATTCATATTTTGGTTATGATTGGTACGGTACATTATTAATATGGTACGGTACGTTATCTTTAAGCGTTTCAATTTTTTATTATATTTATTCGTCCATATAACTAGTACATTTTCAAAGCTGTAATCATTATTATAAATAATTTATTATTATACATAAATTATTTATTTTTTGTGACGATAATTGGTTTATTGACCTCCTTGACCTAATTCTAAAGGGGGCCTCATAAAATCTGGCTCAATTGTGCTCAAATTCCAGGGTCCCACGTTCACTTGTGGGTTAGGTGGTTCAGAGCGAATTTGTTGATTAGCGTTACGCAAAGTTTGGCCGACAGTATCGATACCAATATGGTAACCAGCCTTTAACAAATTGATATTGGCTAAGTCACCTTTTCCAGCAGGGTTTAATTGAGCCCATTGGCTGTTAGTGTCCTTGGGTAAAAGGTCAGAAGGGTTGGAACTATTAGCAGAATTGCAAGATGAAGGAACACCTTGACCACTGGTTTGCATAGAACTGCCTACAGATGAGTAAACTTCATTGCCTGATTCTTGAGCGGGTTGAGGGCCCATAGGGGAAGAACTATCAGAGTATGCTTTTTTGCGATCTTGTGCCATAGATTCATTACCATAAGAACCCTTTGCGTTTAAATTGTTAAATAACATATAAAGACCATATAATACGACTATGACAAATAAAAGGCCAGCAATACCATAATCATTCCAGAGGTTTTTTAAAGAACTACTCATTATATAAAATTGATGATAAAATATTTTTAGATTAATAATTAATTATGAATAATTATAAACTAGTTATTATTTCTAAAGAATACTAATGCTAAAGATTTGATTAAATTTAATATGAAAACATATCTTTATAATTTAATATGAATCGTCTAATTCTTCATCTGAAGAATCATTCATTTCAGAGTCACTATCACTTTCATCAATGTCGTCCAACATATATGTTTTCTTAATATTTTTCATCTCAAGATATGCTTGTAATGCAGTTTTCTTTGCTTCTTTTGCCTTTTCTCTTGCCTTTTCGTAAATTTCATAATAAACTTGATTTGGTTTCTTTAAAGTAATCGTTTCTAAATTTTTCTCTAAAGTTAAAGACATATCTACCTCTTTTAATATATTCGGGTCTTCTAATTCTGTTATTTCTAAATGAATATTATTTAAATCTTCTATTTCTTCTTTTTCATTCTCACTTTGTTGTTTATCTTCATTCTCACTTGTATTTTTTATTGTGTTCGATAAATCAAAAGATACTGCTAAATCATTTTGTTTTATTCCCTTAACTAAATCATTTGCTGAATCATTTATAAATGTATTTATATCAAACTCTTCCAATAAGTCTGGTGCTAAGTCTTTCTCTAAGTCTTTCGCTAAGTCTTTCGCTAAGTCTTGTTCTAACTCTGGTGCTAAGTCTTCTTCTAACTCTGGCGCTAAGTCTTGTTCTAACTGTGGTACTGAATTTAATTTGGGTTCTTCTAAATCATTCCTCTCTTCTAAAATATTTTTAATAACGTGTTCCTCCTTATCAGTAGGTTTTTTATTCGGTTTTTTTATAAAGCATTCATCTAAAAATGGGTCAGGACTAACAATCATAGCCTGTTTAAGTTCAAACTCTATTTGGAAATTTCTTGACGTGAATCGAATACCTTGTATTTCTATAATAGAGATTATATGTTTTTCTGACGAAACATCGTCTATGTTTATTATTTGATCCATTTCATTGTAAACCTTAATATTCGGTTTAACGTTTATTCTTAATAGATAATATTTACCAGATTTAAATATTTTAAATGGTGATGTAAATGCACCTTCAATGTCGTCTTTTTCCAATTTAGTTTCAAACCAAGTTTGACCTTTACTAAATATAAGCTCTTGACATGTATTCTCTAAATTTTCGATCCAATTAATAAAAATGGTGTCATTATTATCGAACATTAGATCTGTATAAACCTTTTTACCACTCTTTACAAATCCTTGTTTAGTTAAACTTTTAGGTGTTTGTATATATAATGGTTTATTCGTATTATGCATAAGTTTAGTAAAATAAGCTCCGCCTGGTCCAGTAGTAGGTGGTCCTAAATATAGTTTTGAAAAATCATAATCAACTGTTGCTTCAAATATATTATCCATTATTGAAAATATAGAAAATTTAATTAATATAAACACGCAATAAATAGGAAAAGTATAATAGTATAAAAATGGTGGAATTTTTGTTAGTATAAACAAATGAAGGATTCATTAATTAAACAATGCCTAGATATTTTAAAAACAGATGATGTTAGACGAGAGATTAAGGTATTATTTTCTCCTGTAACTGACCTAATATTATATGAAATTTATCCTTATATCTATGCTATTATTTTCCTTGTGTTTTGTATTTTTGTATTAATTTTAGCAATTCTTATTATATTAATAATTTTAATTCGTAATAAAAATGCTTTAATAGATGTTCTATAGATTTTTTCTTATTTAATTATATAATGGCAAACCAAAAAACTCGTAGTCGAAAATCTTCTAACTCTAGGACAAAAAGTAGACGTTATAAACAGCGTGGAGGTACCGCAGATGGACCAGCTCCTCCTTCTGCTTGGGGACATGCTATGAATACTGTCGGCGATGGTTGGAAGCAATTTCAAGATTCTTTAACTCTTCAACCTGGACAAAATGCATCTTCCAGTCAAAGCAATGATCTTGTTCCAATCGGAAAAGTAAATGCTCAAAATGCTCAGCCAATGTTAAAACCAAATATGAGCGGAGGAAAAAGAAGAAGACGCGGTAGCGCTAAAGGCGGTTCTTGGGGTGCTGTAGCAACTCAGGCACTTGTACCTGGTTTTTTATTAGGAGCACAACAGTTATATGGTAGAAGATATAGTCGTAGACACAGATAGACATTAATTTAAAAATAAATTATTAGACAAACTTTAATAATTTATAAATCATATTCTTGCAGTTTTACAATTCAATACCATATTTTTTTAAAAATGCCTTTGTATTTTGAGAATACTTATTTTGAAGTTGATTATTAATAACTTCATTATGTATATTAAAATCTATATCCTTTTGCCGTGGCCCAGTACCATTATCCATCGGTCTACATTTTCGCCTATTATATTCTTCTTCTGATTGCACATAATAATGTGCTATATATGCTACTGTTTTTGTGAAAATTATAGGAACATTATTAAATGGATTTGGCCTCATTCTATTACCTGTAGCAGCATAATATCTATTTGGATTAATAATGTTGTAAGTGTGTGGATTATAGCTATTCGATGAACTTATCCTATCAGGTCTAACAAATGTTTTTACATGCTTATTTAATCTTTTGTCGCTCATTATAAAATTTTCGGTTAATAACCCTTTTGGTTGTGTTTTGTGATTCGAAGAACCAAACATTAACCAGTTTATTCCTATTGCATCCGCCTCTTTAAATATATGTAGAAACTGTTTTATATTTGTTATATTATTTAACAATAAGTATTCATCTGCATCCAAATATAGTAACCATGACGCTCTCATATTTTGCGACATTGTTATTGCCTCTTTTCCAAAGATTTCTTTTACATTCGATTGATTATTTGTTTTTCTAATTACAGTCACCCTTCTATCAAAATTACTATTTAATTTATTACTAATTGGGACTTTAGATAAATGGTCAAATACGATGATTTTATCGAATCCTAATAATAAATGATGAGCTATCCATTCCGCTATATTTGGTTCATCTCTTGCATTTGTAAATAGTATCACCAGATTTTCATCCGTTTTTCTAAACTTATCAGATACTAATGGCAAAAATTTATTATTTTGATTAATAAACATTATAATATATAAAATAATATTAAACATTATTTATAACTTATTATTTATATGAACTTTGAACCTCACTTGCAGCAATGGGTTGCTATTGACAACCAAATGAGAATTTTAAATGATAGAATGAAGGAATTACGTGACAAAAAAAATACAGTTACAAAACAAATAACATCAAATGTTGAAACCACTAAATTAAACAATTATACATTTAAAATTGCTGACGGACAACTTAAAATTCAAATGGTTAAAGATACTCAACAACTAACATTTAAGCATTTAGAAACTTGTCTTTCAGAAATAATTAAAAATGAAGATCAGGTTAAGAAAATTATCGAATATGTTAAAAATAAACGTGAAGTTAATTATGTTCCAGAAATAAAGCGGATTTATAATAATTAATTTATATCATATTATTGTATATATTAATGGATAATTATGACTTATTAAAAGATGATGATTTTGTTTTAACTCGCAAAATTGGAGAAAATGGCGATGTAACGTTTGTTGGTGGTGGCTATACAGTTGAGTCCTTTTTATTAGAAAAAGACATGTCTCCTATGAGTACTCTAAACGGCGACATTAAACAAAGTGACAATAAACAAAACGGAGGTAAGGTATCCAGTCCTTTTGAAAATTTAGCTGTTCCTGCTGGACTATTTTTTATTAATCAAAAAATAAATAAAAAAATGCATAATGAAAATGATAACAATTTATACAAAAATCACGAAACTATATCTGACGATGTTATGGATAAATTATTTGGATTAGCTAATAATGATAATAAAAAAAGAAAGGCTACACGTAAACATATTAATAAACCTAATACTAAAAAAACACGCCGTCGAACATAATGTATATTATTTTCTAATTTTGTCTTGTGTTATTCCTATTTTGTGAAAATAAAGATTGCAGTATTTGCGATGTTAAATTATTCAGTTGATTATCGACTTCTAAATCGAACATAATCTGTTCCGTTTGATTTGTTGTTGGGTTTCTTACAACAGTCAGATTTGAAATATTTGAACTTGATGGTGTTGAGGAACTTGCTTCTAAACTTGTTGCAGTTGAGGAACTTGCTGTTGCAGTTGAGGAACTTGCTGTTGCTGTATAATCACGAATATCATATCTACAAACCGGGCAACGCACATGATCTTGAAACCATTCTTGAAGTTCTGTTTGGCAAAATATATGTCCACAATGGATTATTTGAGTAACTAAATCATCTTGTTCAAAACGATCTAATGATATAGGACATGAATCATTTTGTGGATTTGGAATGTCTCTATATCTAAGTGACCTGGTCGCATGTTGAATTTGTTCATTTGTTGGTCTAACTGGAACTACTGTATTTAAGTAATCTATAAAGGTTGGTTCAAATCTTCTGGTTCTTAAAATACTAAACAAATTTGCATTATCGTTTATATTATCGTTTATGTTACTATTTAAATTATTCGAAAAAAACATATTTCTATTTCTATTGTTTGTTCTGCGGTCTCTTCTAACAAAATTACTTCTGGAATTTCCTTGTTCAATCAATTGATTTATATTGTCTCTAATGTTATCTAATGTATCTAATAATCTGTCAACTTGGGTAATCGTTCTATTATATTGGGTATTATACATATTAAGTAATTGTATTTGTTCATTTGATAAAAAGGTATTATAAGACATACTATATAATATATTATATTAAATCTGTTTAAATATAAATTGATTAAGATAAATAAATGAATTGTGAAAAATATAAAGATAGGGGCCTGTCTGGTTTAACAAATTTAGGAAATACATGTTTTCTAAATTCGACAATGCAGGTATTATCACATACATATGAACTTAATAAATTTTTAGAAATGAAAACTTACAACAAACTACTTAATAAAAAATATGACTCTATTCTTTTACTTGAATGGGACTCGTTAAGAGAACTTCTGTGGAAAGAAAATTGCATTGTTTCACCTGTAAAATTTGTGTCTGTCGTTCAAAAATTGGCAAAAATTAAAGGTCAAGAGCTTTTTACCGGATTTAATCAAAATGATTTACCAGAGTTTTTAATATTTGTTATCGACTGTTTCCATAATGCTTTATCAAGAGAAGTAAATATGACTATTCAAGGCGATGTTAAAGACGATAAAGACAATATTGCCGTTAAATGTTTTGAAAGAATTAAACAAATGTATGAGAAGGATTATTCTGAAATATGGAATATGTTTTATGGAATTCATGTGTCTCAATTAGAAAACACTACAACAAATGAGATTGTTAGTATAACTCCTGAACCATATTTTATTATTAATTTACCTATACCAGAAAACAATAAAGAACCTTCATTAATAGATTGTTTTAATTTATATGTGGAAGGAGAGTTATTGGACGGAGTTAAATCTGAGAAAACTGGTGAAAAATATGCTGCTAAGAAGAGACTTATGTTTTGGAGTTTTCCTAATATATTAGTAATCGATATCAAAAGATTTAATTCGAATAACAAGAAAAACCAAGTTTTCATTGATTTCCCTCTTGAAAATTTAGACTTATCTAAATATGTTATTGGTTACAATAATGAATCATATGTATATGATTTATATGCTGTTTGTAATCATAGCGGTTCATCATTAGGTGGCCATTACACTTCATTTGTAAAAAATGCAAACGGAAAATGGTACCATTACAATGATACGAGTGTGTCTGAAGTTTCTTTAACCCAACAGATTAAAAGCCCAAAGGCATATTGTTTTTTCTACAGAAAAAGACAAATAAATTGATTTTTTGATTTTTTGATTTTTTGATATATTATATATAATATATATATAATATGGATAATACAATAAGTACTGGTTTAGGAACAGTAACAACTGACACATACGATTACATTAATAATTTATTAACAAATCCAACAGTTATTATTATTTTAGTTATAGTAGTAATTATATATATAATCATATTTATGTCTTTAGGACAAAGTTCTTCTTATTCTTCTGATGAAATGGTTTCTAATTCTGGTTCAAGTTCATTATACATTATATTGGTTGCTGTCTTTATTATTTTAATTGTTGTAAACGGATTACAATACTTTTTTAGTATAGATATTGTTGCAACATTAAAGAATGTTCTAACCGGAAATACAGAGGTAGATATTACTGTTGATTCGAGTAGGGCTCAAGCATCAAAAGCACCAATTCCCGAAATACTTTTAAAAAAACAAGTATTTAATATTCCCGGGAATGATTACGTATATCCTGACGCTAAAGCATTATGTTCTGCATATGGTGCGCGTTTAGCTACATATAAAGAGGTAGAAGATAGTTATAATGACGGAGGAGAATGGTGCAATTATGGGTGGTCTGATGGTCAAATGGCATTATTTCCTACTCAACAAAAAACATTTGATGGTCTACAAAAAATAGAGGGTCATGAAAATGATTGTGGCAGACCAGGAGTAAACGGAGGATATATGGCGAACCCAGCATTAAAATTCGGAGTTAATTGTTTTGGATATAAACCTGTAATTAACTCCACGGAACAAGATCTAATGGCTAATGAACCATTATACCCCAAAACATTAAAGGACATCGCAATGGAAAATCGCGTTAATTATTGGAAGGATAAATTAGCTACCATTTTAGTTTCTCCATTTAATAGTTCTTCTTGGTCAAGATTATAAATCCGTTATACTAACAAATATTACTCCATATATCATGCAATAATAAATTAATTATATTATAAAATAATTTAAAGACTTTATATGTATATAGTGTATAAGACATGACTGACTATAAGAGATTTGGAAACCGCTGGACTATTAATGAATGCCTACAATTACAGAGAGAATATGAACTTCTCGAATTGTCAATTGATGCGATCGCTGAAAGACATCACAGAACACCTAATGCAATTATGCTTAAGTTAGATAGTGAAGGATTTGCTGATTATTGTGTACTTTATAGTAATTACAAAATTTGTAAACAACAAGAGGAAGATGAGGAACAAGAACAAGAACAAGAAGATGATGAAGATCAAGAAATGAGTTTGAAGCTACAAGTTTTAAACCTTGAAAAAAAGGTTAATCAACTTACTGAACTGCTTATGAAGCAAAATAAAAACACTTCGGGATTTTCATTGTTATAAAATTATAAAAAAAAGAAAAAATTATCATTAAAATTATTTAATAATAATTTGTATATTCAATAACTTTTTTTACTGTTTAGTAAAGAACTTTAATACACTTTGATTACCTGTTTTTGCATTATTAGTATCTCTCAAATACGTATCAAATATTAGTGCCTGAACTTCTTTATCCTTTATTTGACTAATTTTTTTATCACATTTCTTATCATCTTCTACGTCTCTTCTAATGTTTTCTATTTCTTTTTTTAAATTTGTTACTTTTGCTCTTCTCGGTGGTTTCTGATTTAACCAAATATCTTCTAAAACTAATCCAAATAACTGTAATAATGGCTTCATTATTTGATTGGTAATATAAAACGAATAATCTATTTGTAAATTATTATCTTTAATAAATGTTGGTGTCTCTATTTTATCACCTTGTAACATTTTCTTACCCTTTGCCGGTGCTTTTGTAACTATATACACGAATGCGATTCTATCACCTGATGTCGGTTTATTTCCTGGTTCTCTTTGTCCTATTCTATCCGCTAAGACCTTATGTGCAACACCTTGTGGATTTTTATAAAATGAACGTAATGATTTCGTTATTATTAGCTTTTCAATCGGAACAATACCGTCTACTAAATCTCGCAAACATTTATGTACATAATCGATTGCCTTTTGAATATTCTTCTCTTTCATTAAAATGTCAATAACTCCACCATAAACGTCTTTTACTATTGGCGCATTATCTCGACGCTTCAATACAATACCCATTTCGTTTCTTTTACCCTTTGTACAATCGAACTCGTATTTTATTGATACATATCGCTTCTTTGACAACAAACAAAACGGCATGAATGTCTTCTCATATTCGAAATCGTGTGGCTGTTTTAACACTTTGGATACTTGATGACACGCCTCTTG